CTGAAGTTCCACTAGAACCATCTATTCCTGAAGTTCCACTAGAACCATCTGTTCCTGAAGTTCCATCTATTCCTGAAGTTCCTGAAGAACCATCTGTTCCTGAAGTTCCATCTATTCCACTAGTTCCACTAGAACCATCTGTTCCTGAAGTTCCACTAGATCCTGATGTTCCTGAAGAACCATCTGTTCCTGAAGTTCCATCTATTCCACTAGTTCCACTAGTTCCACTTGAACCATCTGTTCCTGAAGTTCCACTTGAACCATCTGTTCCTGAAGTTCCATCTATTCCTGAAGTTCCACTTGAACCATCTGTTCCTGAAGTTCCATCTATTCCACTAGTTCCACTAGTTCCACTTGAACCATCTGTTCCTGAAGTTCCATCTATTCCACTAGTTCCACTTGAACCATCTAATCCTGAAGTTCCACTAGAACCATCTATTCCCGATGTTCCACTAGATCCATCTAATCCTGAAGTTCCTGAAGTTCCATCTATTCCAGAAGTTCCTGATGTTCCATCTATTCCAGAAGTTCCTGAAGAACCATCTATTCCTGAAGTTCCACTAGAACCATCTATTCCCGAAGTTCCACTTGAGCCATCTATTCCGGATGTTCCGGATGTTCCGGATGTTCCACTAGAACCATCTAATCCTGAAGTTCCACTAGAACCATCTAATCCTGAAGTTCCTGAAGAACCATCTAATCCCGAAGTTCCTGAAGAACCATCTATTCCTGAAGTTCCACTAGATCCGCTTGAACCACTTATTCCCGAAGTTCCTGAAGAACCACTTATTCCCGAAGTTCCTGAAGAACCATCTATTCCGCTTAAGCCTGAAGTTCCACTAGAACCGTCTATTCCTGAAGTTCCACTAGAACCGTCTATTCCTGAAGTTCCTGAAGTTCCACTAGAACCATCTATTCCTGAAGTTCCACTAGAACCATCTATTCCTGAAGTTCCGCTAGAACCATCTGTTCCACTTAAGCCTGAAGTTCCACTAGAACCATCTGTTCCACTTAAGCCTGAAGTTCCACTAGAACCATCTGTTCCACTTAAGCCTGAAGTTCCTGAAGAACCATCTATTCCTGAAGTTCCACTAGTCCCAGAAGAACCTGAGGTACCACTTGAACCTGATGTTCCTGCTCCTCCTAATACTGATACAGTAACAAAGTTATTTGAAGATGTAACTGAACTAATACCGGATCCCGTAAAATTAATACCGGTAGCTCCTGTAGCCACTTGTCCGGTTGGTCCGTATATTGCTATAGCAGATCCACCAGATCCACCTGGTATTGTAACTGTTACTTTTTCAAATTCTGCACCATCACCAGCTACTGTAACACCAGCACCAGTAAATCCAACATACCAAGCTCCATTAAATTGTTGTCCTGTAGGACCTACAATTACTGGAACATAATCTGAGATGTTCTGTGCATCTAAATTGGTTTGAGCTATATCAGATCCTGCAGGAAGACTAGGATAAACTTGTGAAGACACGTTCCATCCATAAGCTCTGTTAGATGTTTGTTGACTTATAGCATTTTGTATAGCATCTGTAGGTATTCTATTAAAAGCTGAATATGGGGCTTCCTCATCAAATTGTACATAGAAAGAAAGTGTAGTACCATCTCCAACAACATCAGAAATATATGTGATTCTCCAAAGATTAAATACGCCTGATAAATAATAACTAGTGTTAGCATCAGTAGCTAGATTAACTATCTGAAATCCCTCTGTTATATCTGTATTGTCATAAGCTCCGTTTACATCCAAATATGTAGATCCAGGACAGTAGTAAAGCCCATCAGAGAATACTATAGTTAAAGTAGTTCCGGTAGCTGTACCTGTTGCATTATTGCTTAATATTGCAGTGTTCGCTCCATAATTTACACTTAATATAGTTGTACCAGGTGGAAAATTACTATTAGATACTTCTAATCCAGGATAGAGCAGATTCGTATCAGTTATACCGCTAATATTAGCATTACCTGAAGCTACGTCTGCTGTGGGGTTAACTGCAATGTATTGAGAAAACCCCGGTATGGTAATTTGTCCGGTTATTAAATTAGGTCTAGCCACAGATTAATTTCTTTATATTTATTTGTCTTATTGTATATATTCTTCTTCTTTTAATTAGAAATCTAATCTTACGAGATTACTTAATGATGGATTCATTGCTGCAAAGTTAAATACATGAAAGTTAGATGATGTATTTAAAGTTAATGTAGCCGCCTGCGTTGCACCTGTTGATATTGTCCTAACTAAAAATACAGGATAAAATTGATTTTGAGCAGTACTATTCGCTCCACAACCATTTGTTGCACCAATAGGAGTAGTTACTGCTAATGTTTGCCCAGATCTAGCTCCTGTTGCATATAATACAGACAATAATTGGCAATCAGCACTTGCGGGTGCTGTTATAGTCAGTGCTGCTGCTGTAGGTGTTCCCACTGTAAATCCTAGAGAATAAGCTGCTTCTTTACCTGAAAGTGCCCCACTGTCCACAGTATTTACTGTGAAGGTGTTTGCATTTACTACACTAATAGTACCATTGAAATTATCAGCATTTGCGTTTCTCACAATGATCATATTACCATCAGATCTTCCGTGCGAGTTATGTGTGATTGTTAGAGTTGTTCCAGATCTAGACCAATCAAGTCCAATGTTAACGCTTGAACTTGAGGCTATCCAGCATTCTATATCCGAATTAAGATATGTTCTGTATCTAGAAACTGAATTATAAAGAATAGCTGTTCCTACTCCTGATGTACCACTTGAGCCACTAGATCCTGATGTTCCACTAGATCCTGAAGATCCTGAAGATCCTGAGCTACCCGAAGATCCTGATGTTCCACTAGATCCTGATGTTCCACTAGATCCTGATGTTCCTGAAGATCCACTATATCCTGATGTTCCACTAGATCCTGATGTGCCACTTGAACCATCTATTCCTGAAGTTCCTGAGCTTCCACTATATCCTGAAGTTCCACTAGATCCACTTGTTCCACTAGATCCTGATCCACTTGTTCCACTAGATCCTGAGCTTCCACTAGATCCTGATGTTCCACTAGATCCATCTATTCCTGATGTTCCGCTTGAACCTGATGTTCCTGAAGAACCATCTATTCCCGAAGTTCCCGAGCTACCACTATATCCTGAAGTTCCACTAGATCCAGAGCTTCCACTAGATCCTGATGTTCCACTAGATCCATCTATTCCCGATGTTCCACTTGAACCTGATGTTCCGCTTGAACCATCTATCCCTGAAGTTCCTGAAGAACCATCTATTCCCGAAGTTCCCGAGCTACCACTATATCCTGAAGTTCCACTAGATCCAGAGCTTCCACTAGATCCTGATGTTCCACTAGATCCATCTATTCCTGATGTTCCACTTGAACCATCTATCCCTGAAGTTCCTGAAGAACCATCTATTCCCGAAGTTCCTGAGCTACCACTATATCCTGAAGTTCCACTAGATCCTGAAGTTCCACTAGATCCTGAAGTTCCACTAGATCCTGATGTTCCACTAGATCCATCTATTCCTGATGTTCCACTTGAACCATCTATCCCTGAAGTTCCTGAAGAACCATCTATTCCCGAAGTTCCCGAGCTACCACTAGATCCTGAAGTTCCACTGGATCCCGAGCTTCCACTAGATCCTGATGTTCCGCTAGATCCTGATACTCCATCTACTCCTGATAAACCACTAGTTCCACTTGAACCATTTATTCCTGAGGTTCCACTTGAACCATCTATTCCAGAAGTTCCACTAGATCCTGAGCTACCACTAGATCCTGAGCTACCACTAGATCCTGATGTTCCACTAGATCCTGATGTTCCACTAGATCCACTTGTTCCACTAGATCCACTTGTTCCACTTGAACCATCTATTCCAGAAGTTCCACTTGATCCATCTATTCCAGAAGTTCCACTAGATCCTGAACTACCGCTAGATCCTGATGATCCACTAGTTCCACTTGTTATACCAGGAGCGGATGTACCCGATGTTCCATCTATTCCTGATGTGCCACTAGATCCTGATGTGCCACCTATTCCTGATGTTCCACTAGATCCTGAACTACCATCTATTCCTGTTATACCGCTTGTTCCACTAGATCCTGATGTTCCGTCTATTCCTGATGTTCCACTAGATCCTGATGTTCCGTCTATTCCTGATGTACCACTAGATCCTGATGTACCACCTATTCCTGATGTTCCACTAGATCCTGATGTGCCGTCTATTCCTGATGTACCACTAGATCCGCTTGTTATACCTGGAGTGGATGTTCCTGATGTTCCACTAGTTCCTGATCCTGATGTACCGCTAGAACCAGAACTTCCGTCTGTTCCACTTATTCCACTAGTTCCACTAGTTCCTCCTATTCCTGATGTTCCTGATGAACCACTTATTCCTGATGTGCCGCTAGTTCCATCTGTTCCTTGATTTCCTTCTAAAGAAAACATACTAAATCCTGTGTCACCATCGGTGATATCTACAATACCTGATCCTCCTCCTTGGTATACTACCTTTACCCAATACTGATCACCAACAGCTGCATTCAAAATACCAGTAATAGTAATTATATCAGATGGTATTACACCAGATGCAACATCTTCTAATGTTGTAAATCCTTTAAAATTTGTTATCTCTACTGGTGTTGTTGTATCCTTCCATAAGCTACTAGATAAAAAACTATAAGATCCCGAAGACGCATGTTCCAATCCAACTTTGTATGATATAAAATATGTTCCGGCTTTTAAAACCTCAACATATACACCAGTTGTCGAAGAGATTGTAAAAGTCCCTACTGTAAAATATGAACTATCAATAAGATTTGTGGTGTCAAAATTTATAGGCTTAAATCCACCTTGTGATATTTGTTGTGATGTGCTAAGTTTAGATAAATCTACATATCCCATAGGTGTAGGCGTTCCTACTGCTCCTGTTGCTCCGGTAGCTCCCGTTTCACCAGTTCCCGTAGCTCCAGTAGCTCCAGTATCTCCAGTAGCTCCAGTAGCTCCTGTTTCCCCTGTTGCTCCTGTTGCTCCAGTATCGCCAGTAACACCTTTAATATTAGATTGTAATTGCCAAATTCCCCCTATTTTTTCGTATACATCTCCAGTAACACCGTCTAAGTATAAGTCTCCTTCGCTTCCTGTTCCTATAGAAGGAGCACCAGATCCTGTGTACCAATTAGTTCCAGTAGCTCCAGTAGCTCCAGTAGGTCCGGTAGAACCTGTAGATCCAGTGGCACCATTACTTCCTGCTGTTCCCGTAGATCCAGTAGGTCCAGAAGGTCCAGAAGGTCCGGTAGCACCAGTAACACCAGGAGCTCCTGCGGATCCTTTTGCTCCATTAGGACCAGTAGGTCCTGTATCACCTGTTGGTCCGGTTGTTCCGGTTGTTCCTGTAGCTCCTGTTCCAGTAGCTCCAGTAGCTCCTGTGATTCCTGCACCAGTTGCCCCGGTAGCACCGGTAGCACCTGTTGTTCCTGTAGCTCCTGTTCCTGTAGCTCCTGTAGGTCCAGCTCCTGATCCTGTAGGTCCTGTAGGTCCTTGTGATCCTATTATAGAAACCCAAGCTCCTGTTCCATTAACACCGCCTGACATAGTTCCAGATGTCACACTGACAGGTACACTTCCTGATATTGTTATAGTGTCTCCGTTTGCTGTTGCACCTAATCCAGGTAATGCTAGGATTGTAACTGTATTTAGATTTGATTCTGCTAAACAAGGACCAGTGGCGTTAGTAAGTATAGCATTTACTAAATTTTCTGATGTTAAAACATTATCATTATTCCATTGAACTTGTCCTGCTGTTGCTCCATTATATAAAACTGCTATATCCTGTCCATTTGCACCAGAACCCACAGTAAATGAGAATGACGATAATACCTCTCCATAATTTAAATAAACCTCATAGTCATCTCCAATAAACCTTACCTGTCCGGGTTCTCCAGGTTTAATTGTTTCGTCTATATAAGTTCGGTCTAGGATTAATTTTAATCTTCCTCCATTGTTACTGTCACCTACTATTAAGTTTCCTCCAATAAAGGCATTAGCAGTTGTAATTAATCCGTTTACTAATATTTCTCCATTGCTTCCATTTAATTGAATAGAAGAATTACCATTGATAGGCAATCTTATGGTGTCTGCTTTTATTGCACCAGTATTAATTTTACCAGTAGGGAAATTTAATGTCTTATTCTGTATTGAAATACCAAATGCTGAATTTATAAGAAGTAATCCCTCTTGTAATTGTGCAAAATTGGCATTAGTGATAGAATTATTGACTCCTATGGTATTAGAAGCCAGGAGTTGTTTTATCGTTATTTGATTAAGTTCCTTCATCCCGGACTATTTTGTTTATGATATATATCCTAACGAATAATATCAATCTTATCTCAGGAGACTTTCTACTTCTTTATAGTATTCTTTGAATTTACTAGGAAAAAACTCAATCAGTTCTTTTATCTCTCTATTAGAGATTTCGTTCTTCTCTTTTATAAAATCTATGATCTCTTCCTTGTATTTATTTTCTAATTTCTCTTTCTCTTTCTTAAGAGTCTTTGTCCAAATCCAAGATGGAGTACTTTTATGCTTGTGTGTGATAAAAACCTTCCAGAAGTCAACAACCTTTGAGGGATTTATTTTTATATGATTGAAAGAATTAGCTTGTAAAGGATATGCAATAGAACATATCCTGTTTATCATAAATAAATTTCTAGCTTTATCTCTATCTGGAATTTTATCCCAGTTCTTAGAATGAAAAGCTTTAATTATATCGAAAGGATTATTCATATCACTTAAATAAATCAAAAGGATCAAATCCTCTAGGTGGTGTTGACTCTCTAGCCCATGGTGAATTGTCAATCATTTCTTTTTTGTCAATCTTAACTTCGAATTTTTCTTTTGCATCTAATTCTTGAACATGAGATCTAAGTCCTTCCACTATATTATGTGGTAATGATTTACTATTTAGCCAAACTAATCTGGCATTCTCTTCGTAGAATTTTTTAAATTGATCTCTGTTTTCTTTATTATCGGTCTGTGATATTAGTCTTAAAGATAATCCTGCGATCCAACCAAGAAAATCTTCGTTATCCCAAATTTCTTCTAGACTGAATTTGGACCATTCAGTTTCCACATAAAGATCCCAAATCTTCTGTGCTTTACCTTCTGCAATATTTGAATTCTTACCGTTTTTTGTTTTGTAAGGAAAAACACCAGGAACATCATCTTTTTTATCTCCCATAAGGATTTTTTTAAAGACGTATTCTTTAATATCTATTTTTTCAACAATACAAGAAGAGATTAGCTTATCTAATTTATCATCATTAGATCCAGAAGCTGGTGTGACATCAAATATAGTGGGTTCTTCAACTTGATTAATAGACCAATCTTGTGATACCACTAACTTATTATTTTTTGAATTGGTATTCCATATACCAGTCCATCTTTTTCCGTTATATTCTACAAGCTGGTGCATATCCTTATCTCCACTTATTACTATAACGCAATCTTCTGAATCTTTTAAATAATCACACCAAGCCCAAATTAAATCGTCGCCTTCCGCACCTCTATAAGAGCTATAAATAAATCCACTCTCTTCTAAATATTCGGAAAATTCGTCCATGAGTTTAAAGAAAGATCCCCAGTCAACTCCTTCGCCTTTTATTCTACTCTCTTTATATACACTTCGTGTTATTTTATAATCTTTTCTCCAAGATCTAGAGTCTTTACAAAACACTATACGATTTATATTAGGTATTTGATTTAATGAGTAGCATAAATCTGTTATCACCTTTCTTATAAACATATTTCTTTCTGCCTCAGAAGATAAAACGTCTCCTGGATTTTTGCTACCAAATCCAGAAAAAACCCCGAACGTCTTGTGAAATATGTAGTTTCCGTCTATTAGTATCGTTACCATATTTTAAAAATCTTCATTTGTTATCATTATATCATAGTCTGAAAATTTAAAAAAATCCTTCTGGTCTGCAATTAATCTTCTTTCGACATCATCTGCATCATTTCTTTCTTTTAATCTTTTGACTCTTGTATCCTCTGGAGGATTTAAATAAATAACAAAAGAATCAGCTCTAAAATTCTCAGGTAAGCTTTTAAGTCCTGCAGGGCTTAAAATAAAAAGATTTTTTATTAAAAACTCCCCTTTAGAAATTCCATATTTCCATTCATTAAATTCTTGTAGTTCTAAAAATATGTCTCTATTAGATTCAAAAAAATCAACATCTCTATAATAATAGTCAATTCCTTCTTTCTCTCCTTCCCTTGGAGGTCTGCTAGTAAAAGATACACCATAATCAAATCCTCTTTCAACCATTTTTTTTCTTAGAAAATCTTTTCCTGATCCTCCTGGTCCTACTATTATAATTTTACCTTTCATATTTCATATTTTGTATAGTATACTAAGCATTATCATTATATTTCTTAATTAATGCATAGTTTACTGGTCATTTTTAGACTATTTTGCTGGTCATTTTTAGACTATTTTGTATAGTATACTACTCGCTAAGTGAGAAAATCTAAGGTAACGAGTAGTATACTGATCATTTGTTCATTGTCCCTTGCAAACTGAATACTAATGCTAATAGACTTGTAATAGGGTCTATGACTTGACTTCTTTCTGCCTGGTGCTTAGCACTAAGAATTATTATATTAGGAATAAGTCCTAATTTACTAGGATGTTTCTCTGTCAGCCAATTTATAAATTCTGAATCTAACGAAGACATAGCTTCATCAACCTTTCCTGAATAATGTCCAATAATGTATTGATAATTCTTTAAAGGATCTGGCGAACTCATTATAAGATTAAAAAGATCCTCGTGATCAAATAGAGCCTCATTAATTTTCTGTTCTGTAAGATCTGTCACTCCATCAATATTCCATCTTTGAATTGTATTCAAAGCTGATCTCATATCCGGAAAATATTTTTTAGTAAATAACTTTAATGTTCTGTCATTGTGTGCTATTTCCATAGCTGAAAGAATTTTAGAAATTCTTTCTTGCCACTGTGTCTGTATTTCAGCCTCTTCTTCTTTAGATACTGGATCAAAATCATAAACTTCAAATCTTGATTTTATAGCATCTGGTATTTTACTTATATAATTACACGTAGCAACAAATCTTGTTGTCTTAGCATATTTCTCAATTGTACCTCTTAAAGCTTTATAGAACTGATCTGATGCACCGTCAAACTCATCTAGTACTACTATCTTTATTCGATTCTCTCCGTCAAGGATAGAAACAGTAGAACAGAAATCATGTACCTTAGTTCTTATTGTTTCAACTGAGCTCTCATCAGATACGTTTATAAAAATATAGGGATGATTCCTTATCAGAATTTTAGCCATACTAGTTTTACCAGATCCTGGTGATCCAGCTAATAAAACATTTTGTTGAAGTCCGTTTTCGAATGATCCTTTAATCCTTTCTGGAAGGATCATATGTTTTAATTCTTTTGGCCTTAATTTTTCCGTTAATAATTCTTGTATCATTTATTTACATTTTTCTTTTAAATCGTCTGCTTGGTCTTTATCATGTCTAATCTCTACAAATCTAGGTAAAAATAACGACCAGTTGTTGTTCTTGTCATTAATTATAACATTATATAAAACCGAGCACACTTTGTTTATGTGCGAATCGGGATCTTTACTTAATTCTTTTAAATCTAAATCTGTAAATCCCGATCCAACTTTTACTTTAAGTGTTCCTGACAAATCTTTACAAAAGAATCCACCAATAAAACCCTCTCTTTTTCCTTCTCCTGGATACCAGCCAGTGATTACTAAATCACATTCATTTACTTCTTTTAATTTAATCCAATTTTTAGATCTTTTACATTCGTATACATGTTCTGGATTTTTAAGAATAACACCCTCCCCACCATTATATACGATCTTCTTATAGTAAGCGTATATGTCTTCTTTTTCTGTAGTCAAGAAAGAATCTGCAAGTGTTAGTGAAGTGGTCTTATATGTACTAAAAACTCCCTCTAACGTAGACCTTCTGATACTAAAAGGAATGATACCTTTACCCGTCTTAAGAGTATCTGCATATTCTAAATCAAATACATTATAGATTAGATCATCACCTATAGCATTCATGGGCTTACCCTTTAACATTTGTGTGACTTTGCCAGATACACTTTTTCTATTCAGATCTGTTAGCTCGCCATCAAAAAACCAATCACCAGGTAATCCTGAATTTTTAATTAAGGACAAACATTCATTTCCGATTTTTTCTAAATACTGATTTGGAATTTCATTAAATGCTCTAGTGTAGAATTTAACCTCATTGCCAGAAACAAAAGCTATCACTCGTACGCCGTCGTATTTTTCCTCACAAATAATATGACTCCATTTTTTTATTTCGTCTTCATCATCTTGAGCTAACATTAGACTTGGATCTGGTATAATTTCTTTACCAAAAGATTTATTGATGAGCTTAGCTCCTATACCAATATTAAGTCTTTTGGTTAGAACTTTACATAATACTTTTCTTTCCTCTACAGAAAGAGGAAAACAATTAACTAATTCAAAAGCTTCTTCTCTAAACTTATCATTTGCTGCAGGTGCTATAAAAAGTCTTTCTGTTAGATCTTTAAATCTTTCAAATATGTCTTGGTCAGCAGAAACTAGATATGGACTTTCTTCCAAAACCTCTAGTTTATGTAATTTGGTAGTTAAAAATGGGTCTAACGCAACCTTAAGAAGATATTCTAATTCTTTCGAATAGTTATTTTTAATTAAATCTTGCTTGATTTTTTGAGAACCGTTTCCTGACAAACATTCAATTTCTAATAAAATTTTAAGCTCTTTTTGCATCCGATATATTTTAAACAAATGTAGAAATACCTACTAAATAATAAAAATGATTTCTATTATTATACTTGTTATAAAATACTAAGTTTCTTAAATAGATGCTTCTTCTTCTTCTGCTCCAGTTTCACCTTCTGCTCCCGTTGCTCCTTCTGCTGCTCCAGTTGCTCCTTCTGCTGCTCCAGTTGCTCCTGCTTTTACTTCCTCCTCTGCTTTTTTAACATAAAATTTGTTCATCTTAATATCATCATTAGATAAATCTAACCATCTTTCTATTAAGTAATCCTGATTGAAATATTGAACTTCTTCTTCATTTATTGTTTCTTTTACCTCTCCTAAAGCAGTTACAAAATCTACTTTTTTAATTAGTTGTTCAATCTCTCTAGATTCACCAAACATGTTATCGCTTTCAAACTTAACACCTATTTGACTTCTAAATTCTGCATCGTCTTTAAGATGTGGAAATTCTAAACACATTTGGATCCATAATGGCTTAACCATAATTTCCTGAAAGATAGATCTTAGTCTTGTTATAAATTTAGAAAATCTAACTTCATCCCTTTCTGCACCATCTGCACCAGATTTAAATGTATTGCTACTACTAACACCGAATCTAGAAGAGAATCTATTGTATGGAATTTTTGAATCCTGTCTTAATTTATTATAGAAATAAACCACAGAATCCATTACGTTCAGATTTGGTCCTTGTCCGTTAATTGTTTCCACTTTTACTGATTCGCCACCACTTTGTGGAAAAAGATAATTTTTATAAAATTGTAAATCGGGTCTTCCATTTATAGATAATTCACCTGATGTGGTATCGAGTTTAATATCCTCTTTGTAAACTGACATAAGTTCTCCTAAAGTCTCTTTAGCTTTTTGTGGAGCTTTACTTCCGATAGGAACTGTCATTTTAATTCTGTACTGGGCATTCATTACGTTCCAGATAATCCTTGAATGCTCCATAATCTTAAGCAAATTGAAAGATCTAATTAATCTTTCCGTATAAGATATTCTTGAAACTGAATTAGCTTTAGAGTAAGAGATATAAATCACCTGTGCATCTAATAATCTTCTTTGTCTAGTAGTTTCACCATAGTACTGCCACCAGATAGTTTCTCTTGTGCCATCAGGTTTTTTTTCTATAGCTGGTGTAAGACTTATAGCATCTAATTCTTTAAATCCCACAATTTCTTTTCCGTCACTAGAATAAATGATTTCAAATGCCAAAAATCCCTCAACAATTAATTGTCTAAAATATTGCCATCCCGTTATACCGTTGCAAAAATTATGAAGGACATAAAGTTTTCTGAAATTGCCTCTTAAGGATTTTAATACGTCATCCTTTAATTCCATATTAATGGTTGCAGGATGACAGAAGAAGTTCTTCTCATCGTAAACTATACCTTCATCACAAATAGTGTCTAAGATGTATTCTATTTCAGCATTAAGTGCAAATGTTCTAAGAAAATCTCTTTTGAATGGATAATCTTTATCAAAGTATGCTATGTATTTTTTATTTGTGGTATCCTGTGCAGCTATACTATAAATAAAATCTTCGTCATCTCCAGAGAATCCAAATCTTTCTCTCATATTAGCTTCTGAAATACCTATAGCCATAGAATCCTCTATTACCATATCTTTATATTCCATACCAAAAGATCCTAAACCACTAATTGATTTTAATATCCTTGAGATATTAGGATTAAACTTTCCAATATTATCTAGAAATCCTGCCATATTTTTTTATAGTGTAAATTCTTCTCCTCCTTCTTCTTCTTCAGCTGGTGCTTCACCTGTTGCTCCTTCAGCTGGTGCTTCGTCTTCAGTTGGTGTTCCGCCTGTTGCTCCTGCAGCTTCTTTTTTCTTATCAGCAGCTTCTTCTTTAGCTTTTTTGTTATCGGAAATATCTTGGTTATTCATTCCTAGAAATCTATCAACTAAGAAATCCATACTGAAGTATTTTTTACCTTCGGAATTTAGTAGACCTGAAATTTTTATAACCTGATCCTTTCTTGCTACCATTACCTCCATATCCTTGGCTTCTCTAAACATATTTTCCTTAACGTAGTCTAGTCCGAATTCAGATTTTAGAATGTAATCGGTTTTTAGATTAGGAAAATCTAAACAGAATTGAACCCATAATGGTTTCATTAAAATATCTTGGTATATTGACCTTAATCTGTTTATAAATTTACCGAATCTAATTTCTTCTTGGTCTAATCCTTCTGCAGTAAATGTAATAGTACCTTCTGATCCTGATTCTTCCCTACCGAATCTAGTAGCAGGTATTTTAGAATCCATCCTTAATTTATTTGCAAAATATTTTAATACCGTAGTATCGGAGAATGCGGTAGCATCACCTGCTCCAGCTAAAGGCTGAATATCTGGTGTTCCGTTAGGAGATGAAGGCATTAAATAATTCTTAAAGAATTGTATTTTGGGTTTTCCGTCTACTGATAATTCTCCACTATCAGTATTTAATCTAATATCTTCTTTATAGATTGACATTAACTCTCCAAGAGTCTGTTTAGCTTTTTGCGGAGATTTAGTTCCAATTGGAACTGTCATTGCCATACGATAAGAAGAATTCATTACGTTCCAGATGATTCTGGTGTGTTCCATAATTCTAAGTAAGTTGAATGATCTAATTAATCTTTCAGTATAACTTACTCTACCTGCTGTACCTCCACCTTTAGCATAACTTATATAAATTATCTGCGAATCATAAAGCTTTCTAGTCAAAGATGGGTTATCTGGATATTGAATCCATATGTCTATAAATGATCCGTCAGGCTGTGCTTCTACTGTTGGTACAAGAGAAGCAGGATCTAATTCCTTAAAACCTACTATATTTTTACCTTTCTTATCAAATACTATTTCAAAAGATAATATACCATCGGATAAGAATTTTCTGAATAAGTGCCAAGCTAATATGTCTTGGTTAAATCCAAATAGATTATAGATCTCTTTGTATCTTTTTTGTACTTTATCGTATGTCTCTTCATCAACATCATCGTGCTGCATAAATGAGAAGTAAGCCCAAAAGTTTCTTTCGTCATACACTATAGCTTCATCACAAATAGTATCTAAAATAAATTCAATCTCTGGATTCTGTGAAAAACCTTGTAAGTAATGCTTTTTATTTTTATAATCTTTATCAAAATAAGCTATATACTGCTTAGTTGTTGTATCTGCTCTTCTTAAACCGAATAAGAAAGCCTCATCTTTAATACCTCCTTTTTGTAGGAATTGTGCTTCGCTTACACCTACTGCTTGTGAATTTTTAATCACTAGATCCTCATAAGACATACCAAAACTGCCAACTTTTTTAACGCTATCTATAATAGCACTAAAGAATGTTTTTTTATCATCTGTAAATCCAGCCATTAGATCTGTAAATTTTTCTTATATATCTCATTTAACTGGGTCCCTTCAATTGACCTAGTATCCAGATATACTATTCTAGTCCAATCTTCGTAAGGAATTTCCACAACATCACGAACTTTTTTTAAATCCCATGCTCTATAAGCATGTTTATAGTTTATTCCTTTAAGAATAGTGTCAAGTGTTTCGTAATCTGTTTTTAACAGAACCTGTGATTTAATTTCCCCCCTGCCGATTTTTTCTTGGTTCTTTTCTATGATTTCTTGATAAACACTTTGTATTCTTGTAAAAAAAGGAATTCTAAATTGAGGAGACAGCAATATTAAATCTATACCATAAAATATTGTCTTATCTTCGTAGCTTTTAAAGCCAGTAAAGAATACTATGGGTCTTTTATTAATATATTTTTTAGATTTTTCTAATTGGTCGTTATATTCTAATGAATAAACTTTACCTGACAAAAAACTCGAAGGGTTAAATTGGCTCTTACTATTTACAAATGTTTTAAACCAGTGCATAAAAGAATCCTCGGCTAATGACGAAAGACCAGATACTGATAATTTATAATCTTCAAATTGTGTTTTAAAAGGTTTCATCGCATTATAAAGGTTTCGTTTATAGCTCCAAACTTATAACCTCTAGATTCTGCAAATCTTGTTGCTGCTTCAAACTTACATCTGTTTGTGATCCAAGTTTTGAGTCTTTCATTATAGCTTCTTATTTTCTTTTCCGTAAGATTACCTGTAGGCTCTTTTGGCCTCATATGTAAAGCATACTGATCTTCTGGCTTTATTTCAATTAACCAATTTTCTACCGAGTTATTTTTTAATACCTGGATATAATAATCAACAAAGTATTTATGTTCTTTTTTATCAATTGGACTCCAATAAGGAATACCTGTAGGTTCTGAGCTCCATTTAGTTATATTGGGATTAATATCACAATACTGACAAAATCTTTGTTCCCAAGAGCTTCTATAAATTATATTATGAATATCACCAATATACTTTTCTGGATTAGTAGGGTAGTATTTACCAGACTTCCATTTACCATTCGGCTTTAGTTTTTTGATGTCCATTCACAATTATATATTATAATTGGAATTTTCTTCTCTTACGATTCTTGAAAATGGTATAGTTTTAGGAGCTTTAGGTGGATATATTTTTTTCCATCCTTTCTTCATTCCATTATGTGCTATTTGCGAAATGAAAGCAAAAGGATTATCAGATTTTGCTGGATCGTATCTGTTCCAGTATTTTATTAAATCCTCTAATCCGAATGAGATACAATCTTCGCGATCTTCGTGATCTCTGTATGAATGGGTCTTAGACATTCCGTTTACTATTAAAGTAAACATTTGCACAGTTTCGGATGTGAGTTTTCCTACTTCTTTGCTTTCTTGTAAAGCTCTTTTAAGCTCTTTGTTTTTTACATATATCATTGTGCTTCGGGGCTGTTATTTTGGAGTTTCTCTATTTGATCTTCTAAATTTAATCTTAATTTTTCCAAATTTATCCTCGAATTTCTAATTGTTTCTATACCTATCTTACCGTGTTCTTCGCTAGAAGTTTCCAATTCCTTTATCTTTGCTAGACAATCTTTCAAATCATCTAAAACAAAATTGAGTCTGTTGCCAATACCCTCTTCGGATTTTTGGCCAACAGACTCAATTATTTTCTTCGTAATTACTTTTTTTTTGATGCTCTCCCTGGTGTAGTAGCAAATGCTGCTACAGAATCTGCTTCTGCAAATCTTTTACCATTCTTATTGGAATTTCCGTGAGCATCTGCTAAATTAGCTCTCTCTTCTTTTTCAATAAACTTTTTAGGTACTTCTTTTGATCCTGCAGGAGCTTTTTCAATGTGCGAATTTTTTTGACTCTCTTTAATTGCAAGATTCATATTCTTAAGATCTTGAATAAATTTAGCTGATCCTTTAACAGATCCACTTGGTGCTTTAGCTAAATCTAAATTTTCTAATCCATCAATAAAGTTTTGTCCTTTACCAGCAGATCCTTTAGGAAGTTTTGCTAAATTACTAGCTCCAGATTTTACACTGTTTCCTGTTTCAGATGTTCTTTTACCAGACTTAGGTGTTTTTCCAAAATTAGCATTTGAATCATTATCTATAAATTTAGGAGATGATCCTGTTTTTTTATTAGGAGCAGCAGCCATGTGTTTTTTAGATAAATTCATAACCGATTTATCTTTATAACTACCTCCTTTATTTCCTGGTGCAGATGCTAAATTTTGATTAGATTCATTAGCTAAATCGTCAGTGTATTCAATATCTAAATCAGGAGTTTTAATGTCGTAGTTGTTAACTTCATCAGTAAGATCTTCTACATCAGAGAAGAAATATTCTCCTGTTTTACCCTCTTGGAATAATATAGTGTAAGTCTTAGAGCTTCCGTCTACTCCAATCACTCTGCCTTTAACGCCGTTTCTTTTTACTCTAACCTCAGTATCAATTGGATATCCAAGATCTTCATTCATATTTGAAGAAACGTCTTTAGCTTTATTTTCAAATCTTTCAATTTCTACATTGATTTGATTCCATCTGTCTTTTAAAGATTCGATTTCGTTTTCGATACCTTCTTCTAAAGATATTAGTTCATCAGAATTAGCAATAAGAGGATTTTGTTCCTTAACAACATCTAATTTTCTTAATTCGCTTTCTAAGATATCAATATTCTTAACGATTTCTGTTTTGTCATTTTTCATAACGCTTAAGAAAGCTACTTCGCCATCTAAGAATTCTGTTAAAGATTCAGAGATATCATATTTAATAAAGTCTTTAACGATATTAATAGCTTGAGTAGCATTAGCTTCGTAGATTTTATTTAATTTCATTGCTGGATTAACTGTTTGAACGTAGATAGTTGCGCCAATTTTAAATATATTAGCTTCTACACCTTCATAAACTTTAGATTTAATTTTTTTACCAAAATCCAAATCAATAATCTCATCAGCAACTTTAGCAATAAAAATTGCTTTATTGATCTTGTAGTTTGAATTTTCCAATAAGTTATTAGTTGAAACACTTACTGCAAGCGGTAAATCTTCTTCCTTAATTTCTTTACCATCAAAGAAGATAGTTTTTGATTCATTTGCAAAAGAGATCTCGATTTTATTATTTCCAAGTGTTAATAATATTCTGTTATTCTCAACTCTAACGTCTCTATCAGCTAAGATTGAAGCTTTGTCTTGTAGCTCAGCAGGAACTTCTTCCATTTCGCATTCAAAAATAGTTCCTTCAGATTCTTGAAGTTTTAAGAATTTACCAGAAGAGTAAAATACCACTTCATTTTCGTTAACATATACTGGAGAATAGATATTACTGATCTCGCAAATATTATTGTCAAATCCAACATTAAATTTGCTAGTGCCTTGATTTTCGTAAATTGAAAGGAAACTAACTAAATTTCTAACCATCGGGTTAAATCCAAATCTTTTTAATCCGTGAACTAAAGTATCTGAGCTTCTTTTTTCTGAGGATAACCAATTTTTCATTTGGTCTGTAGCATCTGAAAAAAGTTCTTTTCCTGAATTATTCTTAATAGTCTCGTAAGTTTTTAAAACCTCAACTTCTCTTCTGTTACTTTCAAAAGTATTTGTTAAGTTTTCTAAAACTGGTTTAACTGAATTTTCCCAAGAAAAAGAGCTAAGATCGTTTAACAATTCTTCAATAATAAAGGATTCAGAAATACCTTTTTCTATTAGTAAGTAATTGTATTTTTCTAAAAGAATTTTACCTGCTGGTAATTCATTTAAGCTTGAGTTTCTTAATGCTGAAACAGTATTTAAAACACCAAAGCTGAAAGAAGTTCTTTTAGAAGCTTTAGTTGACATATCTGGAAATGCAGATTCGTTTAAGTGCTGAGCAGTTGAGCCATTAAGAAATGAAGAAGCAACAGGAGCTTGAGAAGCACCTAATCCTGCCCATTCTCTTAAAGAATCAGCTGCTTGCTTAGATGTTTCCATGTTTAATCTGTTGATCTCTGGATTAATATTTTTTTCCATTTTTAATTCGCTTTTTTAGTATATATCTATTCTTTTCTAGATTCCTCTTTGTTATTATTTAATGATCTTTATAATAATAAGTTTCAATCTCGTTTATTTAATTTCCCCCAATAATAACCTCAACATTTACTCTAACTGAATGTGGATTATATAATAACATACCTCCTTCATCAAAGTAAGGGGATTCAATATCACTTCCGTTTGGATCTAAATCCCAACCTCTTCCTAAAAAATATGGGGAAAGATCTGACGGATTCCCCGTTAATAATGTTATATCTGACATTGGTAAATATGATCCATTATAAATTATATTAATAAATCTATTATATACTGGAAGTGTTGATGGGTAACTTGCTTTTATCATTATAAAAGATACCTCTCCTAATCCTTCAGAATTAAGAATAAGACTTGAATTACTGTATATGCACCCATTAAAAGATGTGTAATTATTCAAAATTATATTAGTATCACAAAGACTTATTTCTCTAAGAACCGTAGTGCCTTTTATTACACTCAAGTTACATCTTTGAAATATTGCTCCTTCAAACTGTATTGTATCACATACTATAGGTGGTGTAGCCATTAATTAAAAACAAATATTTCTAGTTCAGTATTATATGTGTTGCTAGGATTACTGAACATAATTCCTCCGAACGATAAATCGGGCGATGCTATTGGTGGATATGTGTGTGGGCTAAATACCGGACTTGGTGGAGTGTTTGAATAATATCCTAAATCCCACCCTTGCCATGGTATTTCTGCTTGTGTTCTGCCTGTTAATATCATTAAATTATGCATTGGGTAGGTGTTTCCTTTATATTCCCAGTATACAAGTCTATCCTCTTCTCGATGATTTTTTTGGTACGTAGCTTTTACCACTATCATTTGAACCTCTCCTTGTGCTTGTCCAATTTCACTTGCTGTTAGTATATAGGTACTTAAAGCATTTAAAGTTATGTTCTTTTTTAATGAACCACCGCAACCACCTAATTCAGAACTCCCTAATGATTCAAGTTTAAAATCACATAAAGATATAGTAGATAGAACGTTTGCACCTTCTTTAATATCTAAATTACACGATTGAAAACTAATCCTCCTATAGACTGCGGGATTACAATCTAGATATTTAATATGAACAGGATTTGTTGTATAAACAGGTTTTATCATCTTAATTTAAAAGGTCCGACTCTGGATTATTTCTAAATCTCTCTCTAATTTTTTTTTGTTCTTCAAAAGAAAGATTAATATCTTTGTATTTATCCGTATCATCTATTTTATTCTCTATATCTTTCACATTTTCTTCTATTGGAATAATAGATACTGGTTCTATAATAATTTTAGGCTCTTCAATTACAGTTTCTTGAGGTATAAATATAATACCTTCCGAATCATTTTTTGTCTCACTGTAATCTATAACATATTCTTTTTTGTGATGTATTCCGCTATTTTCTTCTTGCAGTTTTTGTACTTTTTTCTTGAATAAATTATCCCAGAACTTTTTTAATTTATTCTCTTTTGTTTCTTTTACTATTGCTTCTTGGTTTTTTTGGATTTTTTTCTTAAATAGATTACTCCAAAACTTTTTCAATTTATTCTCTTTCATTTCTTTGTTTTTTTTTATTTCTATTTTGTTTTCTTTATCTTTGGTTATCTCAAAAGCAAAGTTTGCTGCAATAACTAAAGCAATTGCTAAAGGATCAAAAACTAACATTAGTACAATGATATACCAATTCACAACTTGATCTAACGTTTTACCAGTGAGCTCTGCAATATATTTTAAAGGACCTACTTCTTTTGCTAGATCTGAGTTTGATGAAACTCCTAATTTATTCCTTTCAATACCTCCTATTTTATTATTTTTTGATGATATTGAATCATTCATTACAGATATTTCTGAATCCATTCTTTTTATTTCAGAATCAACATCATTAATTTGTTTTCTAATAGCTGTTGTAGATTTTGATTTTTCTATAAGGACATCTTGTGTTGTTTGTAGACCTGTTCTTATTGTAGTAAGCTGCGTTAATCTGCTATTCTTCTGTGAAATCTGTGATTCGTAATTCTTAATCTCTGTTTGAACGACCGCGATATCCTTATCTAATATTTCAATGTTTTTATCCTGATTCTGGACTTTAAATGCAGTTTCTTGATAAGCAGATGAAAGGAAGCCGTAAATTCCAGCAGACGTGATTAAAATCAATATTAAGGTGGCTACAGAGAGATAAGTTTTAAGGAATCCATTAAGTTGTTTCCAGTATTGATAAAGTAATGATGCAGTTACTAATTTTGCAAGTTCTAAGCTTCCCGCTAGAACCATAACTTGTGTGGATGCACCCGCAAACATTTTTCCTAAACCCGATACAGAATAAAAAGCAGCAGATCCAGAAACTGACAGTGCTGAAAGTGTTATTATCCACGGTAACAATTTTTTCTTCATGACATATATATCCACAAAAAAAAGACTAGAAATATTTCTAGTCTTTTGTTATATTAGGGTATAAGGTTTATTATGCTAGCTCCAATCCTTGCTCTGCAGCAGCTAATTGTTGCTCAAGATCTTTAACAACCAAGTTATCTTGTTGAATTAGTACTAATGTCTCTTCAAAAGTTTTCCAAAGAGCTACGAAATTATCAATTCGGCTTTCTCCAGTCCCTTCCATTTTTAAAATAAAATAATGTGAAGCTTCCACCTCTAGGTTATTAAAATAAGCAACGCCATCTTTAATACCTTCTTTTTTTGTTCTCTCTATACTTTTTAAAATCTCTTTAACTCCAAGAGCTTCTTTAGATCTCCACTGAACTCCATTTTTCATGTAGTCTAGAAATACATCTAAAATCTCTGGTGTCATAGACACAGCATATTCTTTTCCTGCTAGACTCTTTTTGTAATCCTCTAGATCTTTTTTGATAGAATTAACTTTATCGTGATCAACATTAGAAAGATATTTTTCGAGAGCAGCTTCGTTTGCTTCTTCTTTAATCACTTCCATTTTCGGTGTTTTCGCTATTTTTGCCATTTTGTATTTTTATATTTTATAGGTTATTTGTAATAGAAAGTTTCTTAAATATTGTTAATTTCTCTGAATTTTTCACATAAATCTATGAACTGGGAAAGGTAATCTTTTAATTCATAATCATGTACTTCAAATGTTTGTATATCAGATGTCTGCTCATTTGCTATACGTATCTTACCAACTTTAGGAACTTCATTATATTTTTCAGCACACATAAACATGTAAGCTGCTATTTGTAATTTATAACTTAATATATCTTCTTCGTCTTTTAAAGAAGTTGATGATTTAAAATCTTCTACTATTAAATTGTATTCCAGATCTCTGTAAACAAAGTCGCACGCACCAGCCCATCCTCCTTTAAATGTTGTGTATAAGAAAGCTTCGTTATCTACAACTTCTAAGATATTTTCCCAAAACTTTTCGTGATAAAAATTCCAAAAAAGATCTCTTCCTTTATCTACGTATTTAGAAAATTTACCCTCATCTCTTCTTGATTCTTCTATTGCAAATATTTGTGCTTTCTTTAACGATCTGTCTACGTTTTTTTCTTTTGCCCATTCAAGAAGAAAAAGTTCTAGCATTCTGTGCATTACATTTCCTCGTTCTGCAGCATCGTGTAATATCTTATCCCATCTCTTATCTCCGAATTGCTTTCTGAGCATTTCGTATTTTTCGTTTTTTAATAATTTAAGCACAGTAGTAACAGATGGCAAAATTAAAGGAGCTTCAGAAGCTCCCTCAACGATATATGCTCTACCCCATGGGTAAGCTTTTCTTGTAATTTCTATATTAGAAGATGGCATCAAATAACGATTTTATTAGACCACCTATCCATGATAAGAATCCGAACTTGTATTGAAGATAACTAATTACTAAGATTAAACCAATTCTATAAAAAATCCATCTCAATGATAATCTTTGAAAAGCTGGAGTGTATGTAATAAGATAAGAAATTGATTTTGGTATTGGTGTTATTTCGGGTAAAATAACTTCAGACAATCCTAATCCAGTAAGATACTCATTTAATGGCTTAGACTCTTCAATAACATATGCAGGTCTTATTTCTTCTGGTGTATCTGGAGAATATATTACTTCTGGCGGAAGATTTACAACAGTATAAATTCTTCCAATCCAATCTACTCTAAGCTTAAATTTATTCCACTCTATAGAACTCATATTATTCTTTATAGTTCTTCTCACAAAGAAATAATTACCTATGTCTATTATAACTCTTTTAAATGGATATTTCATAACTTTTTTCTTAATTTTAGATTATACTATAAGAAAAGTTACATTAATTATTAAAAGTTAAATTAACTCCAGGAAACATTTCTCTGACTTTTAATCTTGCTCTTCTAATTCTTGTAGCTATAGCTCTTTTTTTCATTCCATGTTTATCTGCTATCTCTTGATATTTCATTCTTAGAATTTCTCTATCATAAAGAATGTCTTTATAAATTTCCGGTAGGTCACTCATTTTCTCTATAACATTATCATAAAGATCCTCCATCTCATCATTATCAGTAGTTATATAGTCGCAAGTGGTGTCACCTTGAACTACATTTGAACTTGATCTGAATACATGATCGTCAGAATCATCGGAATTTCTAACCATCTCGTTTATAATAGGCATATACCTATCTTCACATTTTTTAATAACTAAAGATTCGTTCCTAGCTATATTGTAGACCCATGTAGAAAAATTACCTCTAGTTGAATCATACTGAGTGATCTTAGTCCAGATCTTAGCCATTGTGTTAGAAACAGCATCTTCTGCAGCTTCCTGTTCTATTAAAATAGATTTACAATGATTTAATAATCCAGGTTTTATTCTTTTGTATAGTTCTACAAAATCTTTTTCTGATGAGCTTCTCATAAAGCTCTCTGCCAATTCTTGAATGTTTTTTACTGCCATTTTAGTTCCAATTTTTTTAAATTTCTAATCTTTTTATTTCTATTCCTGCTTGTTCAAAAAGTTTAAAAGAATCTGTCTTTCTATAAACTTCCGAGTAAACTATTCTTTTAATTCCTGCCTGAATTATAAGTTTAGCACAATCGAAGCAAGGAGATAGGGTTACATATAATGTAGCGCCTTCCGCCGTATTTGTACTTTTAGCTATTTTCGTTATAGCATTAGCTTCTGCATGTAAAACCGTTGATATGGTGTTGTTATCGCAATCCTCGCATTGATTAGGAAATCCTGAAGGAGTTCCATTATACCCATCAGATATAATTGTACGATTATTGACTATTAGACATCCTACCTGACTTCTTTTACAGTGAGAATTTTCCGACCAAACTTTGGCCATTCTTAAGTACAATAAATCGATCTTATTCTGCTTCTGCAGCGGTAGGCTCTGATTGATCATCAGCTTGTGCTTTTAAAGGTACGACTTCGATTTTATAGCGTTCTACAATAGAAAACACGTCTCTTAGTCTAAAAGCACCAAGGAGATTTAATATCTCATTAACTTCATCTTCCGTAAATCCAATTTTTTCTTCATTTTCTAAATTCTGCAGACATTTTTCATAGTTCGAATATTCCTTAAGGAATTGAGCCGATGCCTGTTTAAGCTCTTTCGAAATCTCATAGTTTTTACTCATACTTTTTTATTTTAGGTTTTATTTTACAAATATAGAAAATACTTTTTATAAAGTAAATCCCCTATTGAAACTTTTTATTAGTTGGAGTAACAATTAAGGGTCCTTGCATAGTGCTATTAAGCTGTGTCAGTAATGATACCATATTTTTCATAGTATCTAACATTTCTTTATTTCCTTCTCCTTCTGTTTTATTTCCTTCAACTTTTTTTTCGTTATTAGTAGTTTCGCTCTTAGGAACTTCTGTAGTGGTACTTCCAGAGCTTCCGTTATCAGAACTAGTATTACTAGTAGTGGTATTAGTAGTGGTAGCAGTATTAGGTTCTGGCTCTTTGGGCTTTTCTACCATTGTGCTTACACTAGATAAATTTTGTGTTGTTGTTTCTATCTTACCCGTAGAAACAGGTAAAGTTTCATTTACTTTATCATTTTTATTATCTATTTTATTTTCTAACTTAGTCTCCTCATTTTTTTTCTCCGGTTCTTTTTTTTCAGTTCCCACAGTAGATCCCGTTACTCCTTTAGGAGCGCCTGTAATATCTTCTGCTTTTTTTTCTGTAAGTTTTTCTGTTTCAGTCTTAGCTTTACTATCTCCAGTTCCTCCAGTTCCTCCAGTTCCTCCAGTTCCACTGGAAGCTCCTGAATCTATACCAAATAAATCCTTAAGCAAATTATTAACTTTACTTTCTTTATTATTATTTACAGTATCTATTTTTGCTGGTTCAGAGTTTACTGTACCTGTACCTCCCGTAATGTTTTTTGTCTCTTCTAATTTAGTTTCTGCTGATGAAACTGCTGGTCCAGTAGTTCCACCAGTAGTTCCTGTAGTGTTTTTTGCTTCTTCTAATTTAGTTTCTGTTGATGAAACTGCTGGTCCTGTAGTTCCTCCTGTGCCTTCTGTAGTACTTGTTTTTTCTACTAACTTAGTTTCTGTAGATGCTCCTGTAGGTCCTGTAGCTGGTACAACATCTCCCTCTTTAGTCATTTTCATTGACTCTATGGATCCGCCTTTAGATTTATCTATAAGCTTAGCTAAATTATCATCATATCTTTTGGACATGTTTACAACGCTTTCACTAGCAAACCCTTCAGCTTCTAGTATTTTAGCAAATGCAGATATTATAGCGTTATTCTCTGGTGTAAAAAGAATTGCAGATTTTTGTACAGTCATTGGGCCACCATCCCCATTAAAATATGATAGAATATCTAAAAATTTATCCAATAATGGATCAAATTTAAGTTTATCATCTTTTACTTTACTATCAAATTCTCCTTTGATTGTATCGTACTTTTCGTACTCTTTTATATTTCTAAGCCCTAAATTTTCTACTATCTGAGTTACACTACCAGTTTTAAGCTTTTGTGCATTTCCTATCTTATTTTGAGCAGATCCTTTGGACATTTCAAAAATTTCCTTACCGTCTAATGCCTCTCCATTGTCTATTTTTTCACCAATATCCATTCTATCAGTTCCGCTTTCATCGTAAGCTTCTGAATAATAAATAAGTTTAGGATCATAAGCAGGATCTAAAGCTTTTAGATTTTTTTCAAACGATTCATTATAGAATGCTTTAGCTTCTTTTATAACCTCATCTGCAGATTTCTTCTTCTTTTTTAAATCTTCGTCTATTTCCTTTCCCGTTAATTGCCCCGTAGGGGTTATCATTGCACTTTCTTCTTGCTTATATTTAGCTCTATCGAAAGCACCTTCTCCAGATTTAAAAATTGGAAATTCTGATCCTTGTGTTCCTGTTTCTCCTGCCAAAATGTATTTTTATTTATATACCTAAAAAGCCAAAAAGTTAACTTTTTGGCTTTGAAAATGAAAATGCTTCTACTAAATCTCCCTGTTCGGATTTCTTATTCTCTCGTTCTATTTTTTCATTAAGCTTATCTACATATAGTTGATATTCATAAAATGGAAGAGATTCTAAATTATCTATTGAGAGTTTAAATTCTTCCCAAAGTCTAAATTTAATATCAAAATAGTTGCTCAAGGATATTTGAAATAATGAAAAGGGATCTGTATCCTCCGGGAAAGGAAATTTCTGCTGTGACCTCCCCATCACAGCTTTCACATTTTGTATAAATTCTTGATTTTGTTGCAAAATTAATTTTTTCACTGATTTGATCTGCTATTGAGAATTGTAATGGAGTCCATTCTAACGACGCTCTTTCATATTGATCATATAATCTTTCATCTAGACCTCTCCAGTCTGGAATTATAAAAGTTGCAACCTTTGCAAAGCTATCGTCGAATTTTTTACCCTTCTTTCTTTTATCTGCTATAATTCTTCTACATACTGTGGTAACACCAATGGTGGGAATATACAAATCCATTTCTGCACTTCCGTCTTTAGGTATAAATTTGAATGAATATGAATCTTTATTGTATCTTTTTAATATCTCCTGATCAACAACAAAACTATCTAATAGATTAGATTTTAATTCTATCATATCAGGAATGTTACATTCTTCTTTAGTACAGTTTTTTGTAATAGGTAATAAGATTCTATTCTCTCCTTTTAAGAAAGTCATATCTCTTATTGACATAATAATAAAGAATCTATCTTCGTACCATAAATCGTATGATTCAAGAATACCACCATTCCAACGTATTTTCATACATTTTTCAATGATAGTATTTAATTTGTCATCTAGATCTAATCTATCGCTATCGTCTACTGTGGAGAATTGCCTAATTTCAGTAACCTTAGCTGATTTTATTGCAATTTCAAATCCATCAGGATAGCCAAATCCTTTAGAGGGTAAAGTGTCTGCTGGTATATTTTTCCATTCCGCCTCCATTCCAAGTGGAGTTCTATTGACGTTAACTTTTCCTAAATTTCTCGGTGTTATATTATCTTCTGTTGGTATCCAATCGGGAATTGTTACATTTTCTACATCTGGATCTTGTTCTTCAATCCTTTGTTGAGCATCATACTCGAACTTAGATTTAGCTTCTTTTTGGTTGAGTTCATTTAGAAGCTCATCGTCAAAATTGTCAATCATATTTTTTTTCTTATATTTCTTTTACTCTTTTTTTTCTTTTAGTTTCCTATTAGACGATAAAAAAAAGTAAAGACCAAAGAACAATCCCGAAAGGAAATAAAAAATTGCGACAGTATGCCAATAGGAATGTGTCCATTTCATTAAAGCTGCAAAAAGGATATCGAATCCGAAAGGATTGAAAAATGTTGCTAGGATTAAGCAGATTGAGGCAAGTCTTCTTTTCTGTTTCTGAGTCACAATCGTCGTCCATATTATTTTAATATCGACATTCTTGTAAGAAATAAGATCAAACAAAAATGGAGACTTTGTTGAGTCTCCATTTATATATTCCCTTGATTTTTTTTAGTTAAAAACGTCTTCGAAATAATCCGCTCTAAATGAAAGTGCTATTTTGTACGGAGTTGTTCCGTTAGTATAATCTAAATCCATTGCTTTTATTTGATCTGTAGGAAAGCAATTTACTAATTTAATTCTTCTAAATACATCGCCTTCTTTATTGAATATTGATACAAGTACATAAGTTCCACCAGCATATGTAGATTTAATACCAGTAGCACCTGTTAAAGGATTATAGATTAAATCTGACCACTGACGCATAGTTTTAAATACGTAGTTGCTGTTGTTATCATCCAAATTGGTTTCAAATTCAATTCTGAATTTTACACCAGTATCATCAACTGCACCACCTGCATATCTTCTTCTTGAGAATTTATACCTTTGTTCCATTACACCTGGGTTTTTATCAACTGATAAGCCAGAAACAGAAAGTACATTTTCTACCAATAAAGACCTTCCGCCGTTTCCTTGAGGAAGAGTTACACCAACAGGAGGTTGAATAATAACCTCGAATTGATTAAGATATACTGGTTCGTATAATTGAACTGCTGCTTTTGCTGAGCTAAAATGTGGTAATCCTGCCATTTTCTTTTATATTTATATAAATACGTCTTCGAAATAATCTACTGCCCATTGTACATCAATTTTATAAATAGATGCTTGAGTATAGTTTAATCCCATATCTGTTATAGGTGACATAAGGAAACAATCTTTAAGATTAATCTTTCTGAAAATATCCCCTTGTTTATTAAAAACATTAATTAAAATATTTCCTGTGTAATCTTTCTTAAGACCCATTGCTCCTGTAATAGGATTATAAATTAAATCAGACCATTGACGAAGTATTTTAAAAACATACATTGAATTGTCATCATCAAGGTTAACTTCGAATGATATTGAAACATCTAAACCAGTTCTTTGTGGAGCTGCTCCAGCATAGTATCTTTTAGCAAATTTGTACTGTTGAGTGATCTCACCAGCATTTTGATCCACTTGTAAACCTGAAATATTGGTCACCTGCTCTAAAAGAATATTTCCGCTACCAGGATTTCCTTGAACTGATATAACACCAGCAGGAGGTGAAATAGTCACCTCAAACTGATTAAGGAAAACGGGTTCGAATTTATTAACCGAAGCTTTCGAACTTGAATAATGTGGTAATCCTGCCATGTTTTTATTTTATATATTTTTCTCCCTGATTTATTTACAAATCTATTAACTAAATTGCAAAAATCCTCCAGAAGCAATACCACCTGTTCTAGTAACTGTCATTCTATTAATAAACTTATGAATACCTCTTGCAGGTTCAATAATTACGTCAATAATACCAATATTTTGATCAATGATTGCAGGTGTATTATTAGAAGAGTCCATAATAGATAAGTAGTTATAAATACCTCCAACAGATCTTACTCCAGTTAAATAATTGTCTACTAATGTTTTAATTTCAAGTCTTACATTGTCTTCGTTAAAATCAAACACATAGTTAGAAAGTATTTGCTCTATTGCAGATTCAATAGTGATTAATAAGTCTCTAACGTGTAAGTTATTAAATGCTGAGTTAGTTCTTT